GAGATCTGCGCATGTCTCGTGGGCTCGGAGATGTGTATAAGAGACAGGTGGACGATTGTGCAAATGGATTCCCCAACCGTGGACGATTGTGCAAATGAGTTAGTGCAAACAAACCGTGGACGATAGTGCAAACGCGGCCGGAAGAAACTGGGGGTTCAGCAACCGCAACTGGAAAAATATGGGAGCTTGTCTATAAGACACACGCGGTAAGGCGAAAGGGTGTAGAGCGCACGCGGGGCGGCACTCGCCACGGCCCGGCACACGCTGTCATTCGAGTGTTGCACCAGCACCAGCGCCAGCACCAAATATACACAATAGTACAAACAGAAAGAGACGATTATGCAAATACAATTCAAACAATCCATGCTATAATAGACAGTGAAAGGGAGGCAAACAGAAATGAAGCGAATCGAACAGGTTTATAAGATGGCACAAGAAATTAGAAATCAGTGGGATAATGACGGAATTTTTGATTATGAAAAAAACCGTGAAATGGAAGAGGTTGCATACGAATACGGCATATCCATTTATTTTGACGAAGATAATATCCCCGAATATGTTGAGGACGAAAGAGTTTAATTACAATCAAAATCCCGCCCCGGAGGTCACGAGGGTAAAAAGGAGAGATATTATGACATTCAAAATTTTATACGAAGATAAAAATGGTTTCTTTATATTTGTGGAGGTACTACAATGAAACTTAAAAAAGAACACATCGCATTTTTAAACGAAACTGCAAGAATAGATTTTGATAGTGCAATGCAAATGGTAGACGGTGTAAACATGTTATCTGATGTTGAATATGGATTTGTGCATATGAACGATGGGGAGTACAGGTTGGTTTACTGGGAAGATGGAATTTTAAAGGATGCTTATAAAAACTGTGAGGATTAATAATGTACATAGATTTTGTAAACGCACTTAGAACAATCGGAACAGGCTTAATAATATGTTCTTTAGTGGGGTTAGCGGCTATAATTAAATCGGGTTTTAATTGGAGGGATTTAAAATGATAGATATAGGTCTGACAAACGCACTTGCACAAATAAGAGACGCTTTATATGAAATTTCTGATACCATAAAAGAGCTAAAAGAAATAGAAGATATAGTTGATAAATGCGAAAATTGTCCCTATAAAGCGTATTATGTGCGAAAATTGTCCCTATAAAACGTATTATGAGCAGTGATATGTTTGAAGTCAGAAACGGCAGAAAAGTTTAAAAGGAGGGTTGACGATTTAATAAATGCCGTTTATAATATAACCACAAAATTAAAAGGAGATATTTAAAATGAAAGTAAAGATTTATGAGGGACGTATTTATAGCGTTATCAAGGAGAAAGACGGGAATTTCTGTGTTGAAACAATGGACGGTTTTTACAAGAATGATTCGGATTTCAAAAAGGCAATGAAAGCCAAGGGCGAAAAGTTTATCGGCATTGCAAATAAAGAGAAAGTTCACAACACTTATGAAATCAGCGCAGAAATCGTAAAAGAACACGGTACGCTTGTAACCGATTAATTTTAGAATAGGAGTAATTAAAATGGCTTATAAAAAGAAAGCAGAAACTAAAGAGCGAGTTGAAACAGTTTTCGATGTTAAAGGTGAGTTGACATTCTGGGTTAAAATGGGGAGTAACGGCAGACTTTACGCTTCCACCTCCGTAAAAAACAGCGACGGTGACAGAATGTTCTATTCAGTCTTTTTCCGAAAAGATGTTGATTTGACTGATTTTGATGAGGGCATGAATAGAATTAATGTTAAGTCCGGGTTCATTACTTGTTCAAAGATCGGCGAAAGTGTACGTCCCAAAATTATGGTTTTGGATTTCGAGTGAGAAAAACAGCGCCCCGGATAACCGGGGCGCACTATTTAGAAAGTAGGTGTTAAAGATTGAAATACACCGCTGGGAATTTAAGGACTAGGGATATTGATAAAGAAATTCGTGCGTACAATAGACGCTTGTTACAACTGCAATCGAAAAATGAAGCGTTTAAAATTCTCGATACGTTGACCCGCACGGAAGTAATGCGCGGTAGGACAGATGCAGAAATAGCACGTGAATTGAATCGTTTACAGGAATTGGCAAAGCCCGAAAAGCAAAAAATGGTAAAGTACAAAGCGGGTAGCAGTTTAGAAGTTCCGCTATTTGTTCGCGAACAAGTCGAACGTGCGATAACAAAAGCGAATAAGCAGACAACGAAAAGGTTTGAAATTCTGGAAGCACAGCGTAGGGGTTCATTTTATACGATTGAACAGGAAAGTTTAAGACCCATTACAAAAGGCACGGGTAGAACGCTAATGGAAGTTAAAAAGAGATTGGAGACTGCACAAAATCGCGAACGCAGTGGCTATTTAACCTTTATGGATGAAAAATATAAAAGAAATTATATAAAGGCAATTCAAAACAATTTTGGCGCGGCCGGTGATAAGTTAGTTGATAAGATAAGTAAAATAAATGGCACAGCTTTTTATTTCGCAAGCCAAGACCCGTTTTATGGTTCGTATTTAGAAATCGAGTATTCATATGGTGAAGAAGCTATAAATGCTATGATAAATAAAATTGAAAACGCTTTGACGGCTTTAAATTTGTAATGTTTACAGCGGACTTTGAGACTACCACGGATAAAAATGATTGCAGGGTTTGGGCTTGGGCTGTATGTGAAATCGGTATTATTGATAATATTGTAATTGGAAATAGCATAGAAAGTTTTTTCAGAACATGTGAAGAAAGCGGAAATTTAATCCTTTATTTTCACAATCTCAAATTCGATGGTGAATTTTGTATCAGCTATCTATTAAAGCATGGTTATGAATATGTTGAAAGTAAAAAATTGTACAATAAGCAATTCAATGCACTTATATCCGATGTGGGACAGTTTTATAAAATAAAGATACGGTTTGAAAATGGGAACAGTTTAGAGTTGCGAGACAGTATGAAACTCTTGAATTATTCAGTTGATGAAATAGCAAAAGCATTCTATTTGGATATTCAGAAACTTGAAATCGATTATAATGTTCCACGTGGAACAAACCACATTTTGACAAAAGAAGAAACTGAATATTTGAAACATGACGTACAGATTATGTCTTTAGCGCTTGACCGGATTTTTAAAATGGGCTTTGAAAAATTGACACAGGGAAGTTGTGCATTAGAAGATTTTAAAAACATCATTGGGAAAAGGAGGTTTAGAACGTTGTTTCCTGAACCGAATTACGACAAGGATATACGCAAAGCCTATAAAGGCGGGTTTACTTACTTGAATCCGATATACGCGGATAAAGATGTAGGTGAGGGTAATGTATTTGACGTAAACAGCCTGTATCCGTCCCGCATGTATTATTGTGATTTGCCATGGGGTGAGCCGAAATTTTATGACGGTAAGTATGTTGAAGATGTAGAACGACCCCTGTACATTCAGCTGTTTAAATGTGAGTTTGAATTAAAAGAGGGTTATTTACCTACGATTCAACTAAAAGGAAATAGCCGCTTTGTGCAAACCGAATATGTAACATCGAGTAACGGAGATATTGTCCCGCTTTGCTTGACAAATGTAGATTTTGAGCTGTTTTTGAAGCATTACAACGTTTATAATTTAGAATATATTCGCGGCTGGAAATTCAGAGCATCAAAAGATTTGTTTAAAAAGTACATTGATAAATGGATGCAGGAAAAAATAAAAGCGGGGAAAGAACACAATCCAACTATGCGTAATTGGTCGAAAATCATGCTAAATTCATTATATGGTAAATTTGCGCTTGATCCTATCTGTGCTAAAAAGCACCCATATCTTGATAAAGGAATAGTTAAATACAGGACTTCCCCACCGGAGACAAGAGAAGCCTTGTATCTTCCTGTTGGTGCGTTTATTACAGCTTATGCAAGAAGATACACAATTGAAACCAGTCAGAAAATAAAAGAATACAGTATAGAAAAATATGGCAAAGATATGTATATTTACAGTGATACGGATAGCATTCACACAACTTTGCCGGTGGAAGATATTAAAAAATTCATCGAAATAGATGATTATAAACTTGGAGCGTGGGCACACGAAAGCCATTTTACAAGGGCACGATTTTTAAGGCCTAAAACATATATTGAAGAAATAGGTGGTGAATTACATGTTACTTGTGCGGGCTTGCCAGACAAGGGAAAGGAGCAGGTAACATGGGAAAACTTTCATCCGTGCGCAACGTACACCGGGAAACTTATGCCAGTTCATGTTGACGGGGGGATTGTTCTGGTTGATAAAGAGTTTAATATAAGGGGGTAAATTTATATGTGTACCAATTTCATTGAAAAATATTCCGACTTGAAAAGAGCCTATGTAAATTTGTTGAAAGATAGTAAAAGAATCTATGAGAAAAATGATATCATGGAGCGTAAATATAATGAGATGTGCGGTTTATATGATGAAATTAGTTTGAAACTCGCAAAAGCAATTATTAAAATCAATCGACTTGAAAGTGAAAACAAAGAGTTAAAAAGAAACCTTGAGGAATTATGCAAAGGAAAATGTACGTTTTGCGAAACCAATTTAAATTATATGAATGGATGGAGGATAGAAGAATGAAAGATATTTTCACATATTATAAGCAACTAAATAAACTTTATAAAAATTGTTTGATTCAATTATCCATAATTGAGCTACAAAAATCCATGGCATAATTTGTAAATTACAGGTATGATTATAATAGGATTTACAGGAAATGTAAATACTATTTACAGCGGAGTGCAACGGGTGAAACCGACCGTCTGTAACATCGGGCCTTGCAAGCTATAATATTTCTGCCTGTAAATCCTGTTGAGGTGATTTTATGTATTATGATATAAATAATACGTTATCTTATAACGCGCTTTTTAACATTGTGCTTGGTGGGCGTGGAATTGGCAAATCATACCAATGGAAAATCAAAGCGGTACGGGACTTCCTTAAAAAAGGTAAACAGTTCGGATATATTCGTAGATATAAAGACGAGTTGCTAAAAACCGCAGACAAGTATTTTAATGACATTATTAAAAATCAAGTTTTTCCGGGTACGAAAATAGAGTATGACGGGGGCCAATGGTACATTAACGAAGAATTAGCCGGATACACTTTTGCGTTGACAAAGGCAAGTGATTATAAATCAAGTGCTTTTCCCGATATTTCAAATTTGATTTTTGAAGAATTTATTATAGATAAACCGCATTCATCTTATTTGCGCAATGAGCCTTTCCTTTTATTCGATTTGTATGATACAATAGCCCGAATGCGAGACGATGTTATCTTATTTATGCTTGGCAACGCAATTTCAATGGCTAATCCATATTTTATACAATGGGATTTATCACTGCCGAAAAATAAAAATGCAGTTGTAAGAGATAACATACTTTTACAGGTAGTTCCGACAAGCGCGGAATTTAAAAGAGCGAAAGAAAATACAAGGTTTGGTCAAATGTCCCGCGCTCTCGGTTATGCAGATTATTCTGTTGATAATAAATTCTATTTGGATGATGAAGCACAGATAATGAAAAAAGGGAAAAACACGCGGTTTTATTTTACTCTTGTTTGGAGGGACAAAAAATACGGCGTGTGGTTTGATTACGACACAGGGATGACAATTATATCATACGATTACGACCCTTATAATACTATGGTTTTTACACCAGATAAAGAAAGTATCAACAAGTCAATTCAATATGTAAAGCAGTATGAACGGCATCCGTTTTTTAGAAGAATAAAAGAAGCGTTGGAAACTGGGACGCTTGCTTACGAAAATGAAAAAATTCAGCATGAAATTAAAAGCATGTTGAAAATAATTATTTAAAAGGAGAAAAACAATGGCTTACACAACTTGGATTACGGCTAACCCACTTGTAAATGTTACACAGGTTTTCGGGGGTTCTCATCGTGGTAAAGACTGGAACACGCGGGATGCTTCCGGGGTAATGGGTGACACGATGGTGCGGGCGATTGGTGACGGTGAAGTTGTACGTAGCGAATACGGCACGGGTGGAAACTGGTCGTGGGGAAATTTCATTGCGATTTACTATCCGGCTCTTAACCGCACTGTGCTGACTGCACACCACGCGGAACGCCTTGTGAAAGTCGGTGATTCTGTTTCAGCCGGAACGCCCATCGGAAACTTCGGAATGACTGGTAATACAACCGGCCCACATTGCCATGAAGAATGGCATGTCGGTCGAGGGATTACAAATAATCTGGTAACACCTGAGGATGGCTTCCCGAATATCGTTGGGCGTTATGAAGTAGAATATGGAGGAGGTGAGCCACCTATGCCCACTGAATTTACCGCAAATATGCTGATTGTTGTTTTCGCCGAAAACGGGCACACAATTAACAGTCCTGCAAGCAATGACCCTGAAAATTATGTTTACTTTGGAAATAAAAGGAAGTTTCGCGTGAAGCCGGACGACCTTAACAAGGTACAGGAGTTTGGGAGCTGGAATTACTGGCAGGATATCACGGACGTAGCCGTCCTTAAAATCTTTAATAAAGATTTGGGTGAGCTTCCCAATGTGTGAAAAGCTGAAAGCGCTTTATATTGAAAGTTATTACAACTATCAAAAGGCAAGTGCCAAAGAAGTAGGAATTATGTACGGGATATTTCTAGGTGTAAGAAAATGCTGTAATATTTTGTATTCACACAAAACTGTTACAGAGTTTCAGCTATTGGCGAATAAATTTGTAGACAAAAGGTTGTGAGAAAATGGACTATAACGCGGTTGCCCAAATTGTTAGCACTCTTGGCTTTCCAATCGTTATGTGTGGAGTTTTGGTTTGGCTTAACGTAAAACAGATGAATGCTCATAAGGAAAGCGAAGAAAATTTCACGCAGGCTTTATCAGACAACACAAAAGCATACATCGAACTCAAAGAAGCGATTACAAATTTAAAGATAAAGGAGGAATATTAAAATGAAACTTAGCGAAGCACGTGAATTTATTGACAAATTGTATAATAGCGAAGATGGTTTCACAGATGACATGCGCGAAGATTTGCGCAGGCTCCATGATAGTGAGGATGAACAAGAGGGGATGGAACGTTACTGGAAAGAAATGTCCGATAAAATGGACGGAATTTCCAATGCGTTTAAGGATTTTAAACGCGATTACGTTACCCGTGTTTTGACTGGCCGTGATGCTGTTAGAAAGCATGTTGAAGATTTGAAAGACGATGATTTCGACAATATCAAAGACGAAACGGAAAAAATCAAATCCATTTTTAATGAGGAGGTAATTGAAAAATGAAAAGTGCAAAAGTTTTGACAAATGTAACCAATAATGCACCGCAGATTTTAACGGCGCTTCGCGCGCAGATGGTTGCGGAAAATCCCAGCTTTGAAAACAGGCTCCCACAGGTTACGCAAGATAATATTCGGGAATTTGGTACGGCGGTGCTTGATTATCAGCCCGCGCAGAACGCTTTTGTAGATACACTTGTAAATCTTATCGGGCGCGTATGGATTACGTATCGTTTGTTCACTAACCCTATGCGGGTACTTAAAAAAGGTATTCTTGAGTACGGTGATACGGTAGAACTTGTTTACACCAACCTTGCAAAGGCGCACCAGTTTGACCCTGCACAGGCTGAAGAAGAATGGATGAAGCGTGAAATTCCAGACGTAAATACCGCTTTTGCAAAACTCAACTATCAGGTATTTTATAAGCAGACTATTTCCGATGATATGTTGCGCCAAGCGTTTATGTCGTGGCAGGGCCTTAGCGATTTTATCAGTTCTGTTTTCAATGCAATGTACACGGGTGCAGAACTGGACGAATTTATTACCATGAAAAATCTGCTTGCGCAGTATGGCACGGCTGGCAAGTTCGCGGTTGAAGTAATTGACGAAGTAACGGATAACACTTCCGCGCACATGGCCCTTGCGAAAATGAAAGCTGTTTCTAACAAGATGGCTTTTATGCGCTCGGATTACAATAGTCTTGGAGTGCTTACTGCTACACCGAAAGAAAAGCAAGTTCTTATCATTGATGCAGACACCGATGCATATTTGGCAGTGCTTGGTTATAGCACCCTGTTTAATCTGGAACCCGCTAAAGTTCAGTACCGTGTTATTGTTGTGGATGAAATTCCCATTCAGGATGCGCACGCGATTCTGATTGATGAGGACTTCTATGCGGTGTGGGACGCTTTGCAGAAGTTTACGCGCGATATGAACGGGCAGGGCCTGTATTGGCAGTATTGGGCGCACTACTGGAGAATCATGGCAGTTTGTCCGTTTGCAAACGCGGTTGCATTTGTTACCACAGCGCCCACAATTACGGAAGTTGAAGTAACGCCCGCAACGGAGCTTTATGCTCAAGGCACGGTAAATCAAATGAAAGCTAATGTTACGGGCACTGGACTATACCCGCAGGGTGTAACGTGGACTATCAGAGGAAATACCGACGCAACCACAAATATTGCTCGTAACGGATTGTTGTATTTCGGTGAAGCAGAAACAGGCACAATTACTATTACAGCCACTTCTGTTTTTGATAAATCCAAAACCGGTACAGCGACCGCAACTAAAGGATAAATGCTTATAGCCGGGCGGGTAATACCGCCCGGCAAATATAAAAGGAGAAGAAAATGGCAATAAATCCCAATACAACAATTTATCTGTGTGCAGGCATCCCATGGGGGAACGATTATGCGCACGTTAGATTGTTCCAGAATATGGAAGAACGTCTTTCTTTTCTTTCCACAAAAATCATAGCAACGCTTGATGGGGCAACTTATCAACGTGATGATAAATTTGTTTCGTTTCCTGCAAATTATGAAACGATTGCAAACTGCAATTACATGTATTATCGAAATAACAACCGCTGGTACTTTAATTTTATTACAGACATTCGTTTCCAGAACGAAAATAAAAGTGACGTGTATTTTGAACAGGATGTTTTCCAAACATGGTTTGCAGATGATACTTTAAAAATATCTTTTGTTGAGCGTGAGCACACAAACGATGATACATTTGGAAGTAACCTTGTGCCGGAGAATCTGGAAACAGGGGAATACGTTTACAACCAGAATATTACAAGCGGTTATGGCACTGTTTATGATTTCACACCCGGCATTATCATTGCCGTTTCAGAGCGCTTGGACGGTGTAGCAACTTCGAGTTTACTCGATAACACATTTACTGGATTGTCTTATTACTACGCGAAAAAAGAACGAGTAGACATGGCTATATCTATGGTTGATGAGTATGCAAAAAGCGGCAAGGGTGACGCCATTGTGTCAATGTTTATGTATCCGCTTGAACTCCTTAATATTTTCCCTGCTTCCCCGTCTTATGGTTGGGTGTCGGGTATGGGTTCAGAAAGAATTTACGGAAACAAACTGCTAAACGTTTTTGCGCCGCTTGATGGTTATACGCCGAAAAATAATAAGTTGTACACATACCCGTATAGAGCTTTAGAGTTGTATGGTTCCGGTGCAAGTGGCAAAGAATACCGTTACGAGTTTTTTGATTTCGAAGCACAAGAACCGAATGGGCCTTTTGTATTATTCAGCTCGCTTGGCGGTTCAGCTCCTATCGTATGTACACCTCTCAATTACAAGGGACTTAACATCTCACTTGATGAATCGTTGACAATGCCCGCTTTCCCTGTTTGTTCGTGGATAAACGACACCTTTAAAAACTGGTATGCGCAGAATCAAATGGGAATGAATTTAAATGCTTTAACGACAATTGTTGGCGGTTCGGTTGGTGCAGGTGTCGGAGTTTTCACCGGGGATTTTTCCGGGGCAGTTGAAAGTGTTGTAGGTGCGGCGACTAAAATTGCTAATACGCTTGTAACAATCGAAGAACATAAGATAATCCCCGATAGTGCGAGGGGCAATACAGCTTCTTCAAATTCTTTCTTTGCAAATGGGCAATGGTATTTTTACATGTTCCCTAAATGCGTGCGGTACGAATATGCAAAACGCATTGACGATTATTTTACCATGTACGGTTACAAAACCCTGCAAACAAAAGTGCCTAACTTGTATGGCCGACGTTCTTGGAATTTTGTGAAGTGTACAGAAGCTAATTTAATAGACAGTATTCCTGTTGTAGCACACAATCGAATTAAACAGGCATTTGAAACGGGTGTTACTTTTTGGCATACGAACGATATTAAAAATTATTCTCTTGATAATTCTATTATTTAAGGTGGTGCAATAATGGCAAGAAAAGGAATAGGTGGTAGAGATTTTCAGTTTTTCGACACTCTAGCTTTGAACAATATAACTTACAATGAATATACAATCCGATTGCTTAACATTGCACTAGCCCGCTTTAAATGGGAAAATGTGCCAAAAGGGATTGATATTCGATATCTTGAATTGATGCTCATTACACAAGGTTCAGCGCTGGTTTTTTATGAAGATAGTTTGGAACAGTTTTTTGGTTTAGGGGTTGCGTATACAGGCCCGCTCAACTGGTACGGAGTACCGTCTGAACGAAGCGCAATTGCCGCAAATGGCACGCCTTTTAGAATGTTGGATGAAACAAATAGCGTGTTAATTTTTAATAACATGGCAAGAACAGGTGATGCTTACATTATAAATGAGTATGCGCGCAAGCTATATGAAGTTCAGCGCAATGCAGAGACGAATGCAAATTTACAAAAGTTTTCGGCTTTCATTGCGTGCAACGAAAAAGAAAGATTATCACTTAAAAACCTAATTATGAAGTTGGACGGCGGGCAACCGTTTATTTATGGTGATAAATCCTTGAATCTTGACAGCATAAAGCCCATTAACTTGGATATTCCATTTATCGCTCGCGATTTGTTGAGTGTTAAAACGGAAATTTATAACGAAGCACTTACAAGTCTTGGTGTTGTTTCGGCTTTCACGGATAAACGGGAAAGGCTTGTTGCAAATGAAGCCGCCGCTCCGTTCGGTTCACTTGAAATGATTCGTGAATCTTACCTATACGAACGAAAACAGGCGTGCGAAAAAATAAATGAAATGTTTGGCACTAACATAAGCGTAGAGTTTAATTCTGAAATTCCAATAGTGCCGGAAATGGGCGGTGATATTGAAAATGAGTAGTTACACCGTTGAATTAAGACAACTTATTCAAAATGGTTATGACATAGGACTAAAGGACTATCCTATTTTTGATGAAAGTTACCGTGAAACGCTTAACAATAAAATTATAACGCATTATTGGATGAGGGAAATAGGAGCGGAAACGGCAGGCCTTTTCAAACTTTATCTTAACCGCACCATGGCTGAAATAATGCCGTATTACAACCAACTTTATAAAAGTGCTCAACTTGACTTTGACCCGCTGAACGCTTACAATTACACCGAAACAAACATGGAATTGGAAAATGTCGAAAGTGATGGCACGCGCACGGATACAGCAGACGGAAAAAGTCTTTACAGCGATACCCCCCAGGGCTTACTTGATAATGGAGCTATCGCGGATGAAAAATATTTAACGTCTGCAACTTTAAACGATTCTTCTGCATCTTCCACGGCAAACAATTCACAGAAGCGTGATAGAAATTTCGAAAAGAAAGTGCGTGGAAATATGTATCATAATTTAAGTGAGCTGTTGAAAGACTACCGGGAAACGTTTTTGAATATCGACATGGAAATTATCAATAACCCGGAAATACAAAACTGCTTTATGAAGCTTTATTAAAGGAGGTGAATAAGATGGATTTTCTAAATGTGGTTCGATGCTGTACTCCCGCTTTGCCGTCTGCTTATGCTGACGCACTATCCTATTATGACGCGCTGTGTAAATTACAGGGAGCAATTAACGAAGTGATAGCTACTTTAAACACGTACACACCTGTAACCGAAGAATGGGTTAAAAACTATGTCACTGAACAACTGAATTCGATAAGCAAAGAAATTGACGAATTTGAACGATCAGTTAATGGAAAAATCAATAATTTGGAAAGCCAATACGCGCAATTTACACAGGAAATTAATGATAAAATCATTAATTTGATTGATACGATTGATAAAAATAATGAGGTATTCTATAATTATATTATTATGGTTGTCAATCAAAAACTAGGCGAAGTAGTTAACAGATTGGGAGACGAAACAATTATCAATAACCCTGTGTATAACAAGGTAGATAGTTTGAAAAATACTCTAAATGATGTTTATGCAGGGGTAAGGCAAAGTGGAATAACAGCTTACGAGTACGCAAAGCTTGGTTTGACTGCAAACGGTTATAACTCGTACAGCATTACAGCTTTTAATTACGCAACTTCTGCTCGTTTTATATGGCATAAGCTTATCTACGGTGTTTATTCCGCGATTACAGGAATTTTCACAAACGTTCAACAGGCGTTAAACGAAATCTCACAACAAATTCGCTCAAATGGTTTGACTGCTACTGAATATAGCGCGTTAAGCCTAACCGCAACGGCATACACAGCTAAAAATTGGTCGGCTTACGACTATGCATGGAATTCTAAATCTTAAATTTAATTGGAGGTATAATTATGGCTAGCACGAATAAAACTACTACTCTTAAACTTTCTCAATTTGTTGGTACCGATAAGCCCGATTGGCTTACCGATTACAACGAGGACATGGAAAAAATTGATGCTTTCGCAACGACTGCGGGATCTGATATCGTAGCCGCACAGGCCGCATCTACACAAGCTAAAGAAGTCGCGAATTCCGCAAGCTCTGCTGCGAACGCTGCAAGTACAAGCGCCGCAAACGCTGTTACAGTAGCAAATAGCATTATTAACGGTTGGGAAGCAATCGTACCTACGGACGTTAACGCAAAAATTGCTAGCTTTACACGCACTGTGCGCGGTAATGTACCTGCGGGCATCTTGTTTGTATCAGCATATTATTACTCAGGTGAAAAATTTTCCCTTAGCTCGAATGAAATTTTGTTTAAAATCCCAACAAAATTTTGTCCTAAAAGTACGGTGCTATATGGATCAATCTTTTTAAAAGATACATCCGCAAACACTGTCACTGTTTCTAACCTTGTTGTGAACGCTGATGGAAGTGTAGCTCTTTGGAGCGGGGCGGGTACTATTAACAATATAAATGAATTAGTTATATCAGGTTTTGCTTGTATCCCTGTATAATTTTAAGCCCCGCCATCTGGCGGGGCTTTTCATTATTCAAATGTGGTGTCTTTAGGTTCAAGTAAATAATCGTTTGGATTCTCCCAGTAATCAGTTTCAACTTTTGCTAGAGCTTCAAAGTAGTTTTCTGCATCAATTTCAACAACTGCTTCATGGACTTCCTTAATTGTGATTTTGAATGTCATAATATCTCTCCTTTTTACCCTCGTGACCTCCGGGGCGGGATTTTGATTGTAATTAAACTCTTTCGTCCTCAACATATTCGGGGATATTATCTTCGTCAAAATAAATGGATATGCCGTATTCGTATGCAACCTCTTCCATTTCACGGTTTTTTTCATAATCAAAAATTCCGTCATTATCCCACTGATTTCTAATTTCTTGTGCCATCTTATAAACCTGTTCGATTCGCTTCATTTCTGTTTGCCTCCCTTTCACTGTCTATTATAGCATGGATTGTTTGAATTGTATTTGCATAATCGTCTCTTTCTGTTTGTACTATTGTGTATATTTGGTGCTGGCGCTGGTGCTGGTGCAACACTCGAATGACAGCGTGTGCCGGGCCGTGGCGAGTGCCGCCCCGCGTGCGCTCTACACCCTTTCGCCTTACCGCGTGTGTCTTATAGACAAGCTCCCATATTTTTCCAGTTGCGGTTGCTGAACCCCCAGTTTCTTCCGGCCGCGTTTGCACTATCGTCCACGGTTTGTTTGCACTAACTCATTTGCACAATCGTCCACGGTTGGGGAATCCATTTGCACAATCGTCCACCTGTCTCTTATACACATCTCCGAGCCCACGAGACATGCGCAGATCTC